TCGGCGCCGCCTCGCAGCGCGAGGACGGGCACATGCACCTGGAGCTCCTTGACCGGCGCCCGGGCACGGACTGGGTGGTGCCCGCGCTCGTCCGGCTGTGTGCGCTGTGGGACCCGTTGGTCGTCGCGATCGGCTCGACCGGGACCCCGGCCGGATCGCTCATTGACGACCTGGTGGCCGCCGGCATCACCACGCCGGAGGACAAGGCCGAGCCGCACCGCGGGCATCTCGCGGTCGTACGGACGAACGACTTCGTCGAGGCCTGCGGGCAGATGGCCGACGCCATGAACCAGGCCACCGCCCGCCACCGCGACCAGGCCGACCTGACCGCGGCGGTGATGGGCGCCCGGTCGCGGCGCGTCGGCGACGCGTGGGTCCTGGACCGTACGGCGTCGCTGACGGACGTCAGCCCGTTCGTCACGGTGACGCTCGCGCGCTGGGCGCTCGTCTCCAAGGGGCCGCATGTGCTTGACGACTACGACCCGCTGGATTCGATCTACTGAAGGAGGGGCGTAGTGCGCGAGCGAATCACGACCGCGCTCGACACCGTCGGCCTGCTGCTTGTCGCGGCCGGGGCGGGCGCCGGGGCGTTCCGGTGGCTGGGGTGGGCGGCGCTCGCCGTCAGCGGCGTAGTGGTGCTCGGCGGGTCCTGGCTGGCCGCAGGCGCCGGCGGGCCGAAGAGGAGTCGCAGGTGAGTCTCTACCGCCGCCGCGACTACGCGGGCGCCACCGCGGACCAGTTGGTCCCGCCCCGCCCGCCGCAGGGCGGGGGCGCGGCGCTGGTCACCAACGAGACCGCGATGCGCAACAGCGCGGTGTGGGCGTGCCTGCGGCTGCGCGCCAACCTGATCTCGACCATGCCCGTCGATCTGTTCCGCAAGGTCGACGGGATCCAGGTGGAGGTGCCCAAGCCCGCCGTCCTGGTCACCCCCGGCGGGGACGAGGTCGAGATGCCGGAGTGGATGTACAGCTCTCAGTTCGACCTCGACCGCTCGGGCAACGGTGTCGGGCTGATCACCGCGCGGGACGGGCTGAACCTGCCGGCGCGCATCGAGCTGGTGCCGTCCAGCGACGTCACGGTCCGGATGCGCAAGGGCAAGAAGACGTACCGCATCGCCGGCACCGTCTACCAGCCGAACGAGGTGTGGCACGAGAAGCAGTACACCGTCCCCGGCCTGCCGGTCGGCTTGTCCCCGGTGGCGTATGCGGCGTGGTCGATCAGCGAGTACCTGTCCATCCAGCAGTTCGCGATGGACTGGTTCCGCAACGGGGCCGTCCCCTCGGCGCACCTGAAGAACACGGCGAAGACGATCACGCCGGGGGTGGCCGAGGAGACGAAGCAGCGCTTCAAGGCCGCCGTGGCGGGCCGGGACCTGTTCGTCACCGGCAACGACTGGGACTACGAGATGATCCAGGCCGAGCAGGCGGGCGCCGACTGGATCGCCGCCAAGCAGTTCGGCATCGGCGACATCGCCCGGTTCTTCGACTGCCCGTCCGACCTGATCGACGCCTCGGTGTCCGGCAGCTCGGTCACCTACGCCAACATGACGCAGCGCAACCTGCAGTTCCTGGTCATGTCCCTGGGCCCAGCCGTCGCGCGCCGCGAGAACGCGCTGAGCCGCCTCTCCTCGCGCCCGCGGTTCGTGAAGCTGAACCGCAACGCGCTGTTGTCGATGGACCCGCAGACGCAGGCCAGCGTGATCAGCACGCGCATCACCTCGCGCACGCTCGCGCCGTCCGAGGCCCGCGCCCTGTACGACCAGCCCCCGTTCACCGAGCAACAGATGGCCGAGTTCGACCGGCTGTTCGGCAAGGGCGCTCAGCCGACGCCCACCACCGCGACCCCGCAAGCAGGAGGAGCACCCAAATGACCGACATGGCGACCCTGCGGCAGCAGGCTGCCCAGGCCCGCGCCGGCGCCGCGGGCTCCACCTCGATGGCCGTCCCACGCGACCGTCCCGAGTCCCCGGAGATCCGGTTCACCTCCCAGCTGCGCGCCAAGAAGGTCACACGCGACGACGGCATGGACTGGTACGAGGTCGAGGGCTACGCCTCTGCGTTCGAGCAGGGCTACGAGATGTACGACTGGTACGGGCCCTACACCGAGATCGTCAGCGCCGGGGCCGCGGACCAGACCCTGAGCGAGGACCCGGAGGTGGTGTTCCGGTTCAACCACGCCGGCACGCCGATGGCCTCGACGAGGAACGGCCGGCTGACGCTGTGGGCCGATACCCAGGGCCTGGGGCAGCGCGCGTTCCTCAACCCCAAGCGGTCGGACGTGCAGCTGCTCGTCCAGGCCATCGAGGACCAGGACGTGCGCGAGCAGTCGTTCATGTTCCGGATCACGTCGGGTCAGTGGTCTCCGGACTACCTGGAGTACCGGATCAACTCCTTCGATCTGGAGCGCGGTGACGTCGGTCCGGTGACGTACGGCGCCAACCCGCACACCTCGGTCGCGGCCCGGTCCGGGGAGTTCCTGGACGCGATCCCCAACCTGCCGCCGCTGGCCGCCCGTGAGGCCTACGCCCGCCTCGCCCTGCGCTCCGATCTGACCGGCGTGCCCGCGTTCGTGCCGCAGATGCCGGCGCCCGCGCGTGCGACAGTCCCGGCCGCCACCGGGCGGTCGATCTCCATGCTTCGCACTCGGCTCCTCGTCCAGGCCGACGAGGACTGAGCCTTTCCAGACACAGCGCGCGATCCGGCAGGCGCCTGGACGCGCAGCCCTGTGCCGCCCGGCAGATGACCCGGGTTGGGCCGTGGCCCCGCTGTAGCTGCACCCAACGACCCATCTGTACGGAGGGAACACACCCATGCCCGGAACCATCGACGACCTGATCGCGAGCATCGAGGTCGAGCTGGAGGCCGCCCAGAAGCGGCTGAAGAAGTGCGGCGCCGAGGTCACGCTGATCCTCAACAAGGCGCAGGAGGAAGGCCGTTCGAACCTGAGCACGGAGGAGGACGCCCGCGTCGCCGAGCTGTTCGCCGCGCGCGACCAGGCCCGTAACGACATCGTCGGCATCGAGAGCAAGCTGGCCACCACGAACAAGCTGAAGGTCGAGGAGCAGGAGCGGGAGGCGAAGCAGAAGGAGTTCCGCGAGACGAAGACCCGCACGCCCGCCTACGACCAGGTCGCCCGCGTCGGACGCGAGGAGCGGACGTACCGCAAGGACCAGGACCCGCTGGGCAAGAGCTTCCTGATGGACGTCTCCCGTCAGTTCCTCTACCAGGATGTCGAGGCCTCCTTCCGGCTGGCCCAGCACATGCAGGAGGAGCGCGTCGAGCGGGCGGAGTACCTGCAGCGAGCGGTCGGTACGGGCGCGTTCGCGGGCCTGACCGTGCCGCAGTACCTCACCGACATGTACGCGCCCGCCGTCGCGAACCTGCGGCCGTTCGCGGACACCTGCAACCCGCACCCGCTGCCGGAGTCGGGCATGTCGGTGAACATCTCCCGCATCACCACGCCGTCCAGTGCCGCGCTGCAGGCGTCGGAGAACAGCGCCGTGTCCGAGACCGACATGGACGACACCCTGCTGACCGTCCCCGTGCAGACGGCGGCGGGCCAGCAGACCGTGTCCCGGCAGGCGATCGACCGCGGTACGGGCATCGAGGACGTCACGATGCAGGACCTGATCAACCGGGTGAACACCAACCTCGACTCGACCCTGATCAACCAGGCGACGACGGGCCTGTCGGCGATCGCGCAGGCCGTCGCCTACACCGACTCCTCCCCGACGGGCGCCGAGCTGTACCCGAAGATCCTGGGCGCGGCTGCCGGCGTCGAGCAGAACCTGCTCGCGATGGGCCGCCCGTCGCACGCGGTCATGCACTCGCGGCGCTGGTACTGGCTGTCGAGCCAGATGCAGAGCGTCTGGCCGATGATCAACTGGTCGAACCTGCCCGTGCAGGCCGCGGGCAAGGCCGACGCCGCCAGCTCCTACAACTCCGGCCCGCGCGGTGTGCTGCCGTGCGGCCTGGAGGTCATCGTCGACAACAACATCCCTACCGGACTGGGCGGCGGCACGAACGAGGACGAGCTGTACGTCGTCCCGCAGTCCGAGTGCCACCTGTGGGAGGACGCCAACGCTCCCATGTTCATCCGTGCCGAGCAGGCCAAGGCCGCAAGCCTCGGCGTCCTGCTGGTCGCCTACTCGTACTTCGCCTACACCTTCGGCCGGTACACCAACGGCATGCAGAAGGTCGGCGGCACCGGGCTGGCTCAGCCGACGTTCTGACCCCGTCCGGGCCCGGCAGACCGCTGCCGGGCCCGGGTCCGTCACGTACCGAAGGAGATGGGCCGTGGGGCTCAGGAACGTAACTGCCGACGTCGCGCTGCCGTCCGCCGCGCGGGGCGCCGGCACCTTCACGAGTGGTCCGGTCGCGGCAGCCGGCGGCGCCGCCGATGTCGTGCTGGCCGTGCACTGCACGGCGGCCACCGGCCCGCCGACGCTCGATGCCTCGCTGGAGGAGTCGGCCGACGGCAGCAGCTGGACGGCGATCCCGGGTAGCGCCATCACACAGCTGACCGCGCCCGGTAACCGGGTCGCCTACGCGGCCGTCACGAAGAACTACGTCCGCGTCACGTCCACCGTCGCGGGCACCACGCCGAGCGCCACCTATCGGGCGTCCGTCTGGATCCGCCCCGAGTAGCAGGAGGAACCGCAGTCATGGCACGAGACGAGAACATGATCGCCGCGCTGAAGCGGGAACGCGCCGCGTATGTCAGCCAGGGCGACGGGGACCGCGTCAGCCAGGTCGACGAGTCGCTCAGGCACTACGGGTACGACGCCGAGCAGGACGGCCCGCAGGAGCGCACCACCGCGCCGCAGCAGACCGCCGACGCCAGCGCCCCGCCGGCGAGGCCGACGGCCAGGAAGTCGACCGTCAAGAAGGCCGAGGCCAAGCCCGCCGAGGCGACGCCCTCGACCGAGGCGCAGTCCACGCCGCTGGCAGAGTGATGACCGGTGGCCCACGAGTACGGCAACCTGGCCGCGCTGAAGGAGCGCCTGGGGATCGAGGCCAGCGACACCAGCCGGGACACCCCGCTGATGTCGGCCCTCGGCGCCTCCTCGCGTGGCATCGACAAGGTGACCGGGCGCCGGTTCTGGCTGGACGACACCGCCACCTCTCGTGTGTTCCGCCTCGCCGGACGGGTCGTGTGCGAGGCCGACGGGGACCTGCTCCTGGTCGACGACATCGGCAACGTCGACGAGCTGGTGGTCGAGACCGGCAGCGGCTCGACCTGGTCCCTGGTCACCGGGTACGAGACCCAGCCGGACAACGCGCTCGCCGAGGGGAAGCCGGTCACCGGCCTGCTCCGCCGGGGCAGTTGGGGAACGTTCACCTCGCGGGTGCGGATCACCACCAGGTGGGGCTACCCGGCCGAGCCGGAGGACATCACCGAGGCATCCCTGATCCAGTCCTCGCGGCTCTACAAGCGCAAGGACTCGCCCGAGGGCATCATCGGCTCGGCCGAGTGGGGCGTACGCAACCTGTCCCGCCGTGACCCGGACGTCTGGGCGCTCATCGAGCCGTACTGCTTGCCCGGCTTCGGATAGGGGGCGGCGTGCAGATCTCCCCCATCAAGGACGCGATCGCGGACGCCGTCCGCGTCGCCGTCGTCCTGCCGACCGGGGTCGGGAAGTTGACGTGCACCGGTTACGTACCCGATGCCGTGGTCGCCCCGTGCTTCTTCGTCGGCGAGGTCGATGTCAACTACGACCAGACCATGGGCCGCGGCACCGATGAACTGCTCATCACCTGCCGCGTGCTGGCCGGCCGCGCGGATGACCGCTCGGCCCAGCGCATCCTCGACGGGATGCTGTCCGGCTCGGGCCAGGCCTCGCTCAAGGTCGCGTTCACGGCGGCGCGCGGCGCCCCGGGCGAGCTGGCCCTGGGCGGCCTGGCCGACGACATCCACCTGCAGCGCGTGCAGGGCTACCGCTGGTACGAGCACGCCGGATACAGCTACGTCGGCGCCGAGCTGGCCGTCAGGGTCATCGGAGACGGGAGGACATGATGCGCATCCGCATCACCCAGCAGCAGCCCGAGGGCGCGATGCTCAACGGCGAACCGTGGCCCGACGAGGGCGACGAGGTCGACGTGCCGACGGCGCAGGGCGCGCACCTGGTCGCTTCCGGCGTCGCCGAGACCGTCGACGACAAACCGGCCGCGCGCGCTCGCAGGACCCGCAGGGGAGGCGACGATGGGTAAGACCGTCCTGACCAACGTGCGGTGCTTCGCCGTCGGGGTCGACCTCACGGGCAACTCCAACAAGATCGAATTGTCCTCCGAGGCCGAGGTCAAGGACGCCACGAACTACGGCTCGCAGGCCTGGAAGGAGGTCGTGGGCGGGATCGCCTCGGCGGAGATCTCCGGCGAAGGGCAGTGGGAGGCCCTGGACGTCACGAAGGTCGATGACGCGTCCTGGGCGCAGCTCGGCGGCGTCGGCCCCTGGTCGATCAGCGCCAACAGCGGTGCGGCCGTGGGTGACTTGGCGTACTTCACGCAGGCCATGCGCTCGGACTACAAGCTGTTCGGCGAGATCGGCGAGATCGCCCCGTGGACGGGCACCGCCAAGTCCGCGTGGCCCCTGGTGCGCGGCCAGTTCGCCCACCCGCACCGCGACCGGCACCGGGACGGGCCTCAGCCTTGGCGCCGTGGCCGTCAACAAGCGGATGTACGCGGCGCTGCACGTCCTCTCGGTGGCCGGCACTGCCACGCCGACCATCACCGCGCGCGTCGAGTCCTCCGTGGACAACACGTTCGCCAGCCCCACCACCCGCCTGACGTTCGCCGCGGCCACCGCAGTGAGCGGGCAGACCCTGCGCACTGCGGGCACGGCCATCACGGACACGTGGTGGCGGGTGGCGTGGACGATCTCCGGCACGACGCCGTCGTTCCTGTTCGCCGCCGCGCTCGGCATCCAGTAGCACCCCGCCCCACCTCGTACCCGGCCCGCTACCGGGCCCTTCGTCATGCCCTGAAAGGGGGTCCGCCGTGCCCAAGATGGTTCTGCTCGCCGAGTACTTGAGCATCAACGCCAACGTCCTGAACACCTTTACGAAGAAGGCCGAGTTGTCGGTCGAGGTGGAGGAGAAGGACGTCACCAACTACGCGTCGCTGGGCTGGAAGGAAGTCATCGGCGGCCTCAAGTCCGGTGAGCTGGGCTGCGACTTCCTGAACGACTTCGCCGCCGCGCAGCTGGACGCCATCATGTGGCCCCTGCTCGGCACGGTCGTGCCGTTCGAGGTGCGCGCCGACCAGGGCGCCCGTTCCACCGCCAACCCCGCCTACACGGGCAGCATCCTGATCAACGGCTGGAACCCGATCACCGGGTCGATCGGCGACGAGGCCAGCGTGTCGATGAGCTTCCCGACGTCGGGGGCCGTGGCCCGGGCGACGGCCTGATGGCCGGCGGGCCGCCGTTCTCCCTCGGTGTGGAGACGCACGACGGGCTGGCGGCCCTCACCCGTGCCCTCCGCGCCGAGGAGGACGGCAGGCAACTGCGCAAGGAGCTCGCGGCCAACATGCGCGACGCCCTGCGCCCGGGCGCGCAACAGGCCAAGGACTCGATCATGGGCATGGTGTCCCTGCACGGCGCACAGCCCGCGCTGCGCACGTCGATCGCCCGGAAGATCCGGCCCGAGGTCAAGCTCGGCGGACGCTGGTCCGGCGCCCGGGTCAAGGCCTTCAAGACCAAGAACATCAGGGGCTTCGCCAACGCCCCCAAGCGCACGAACAGGGCGAGCGGCTGGCGCCACCCCGTGTACGGCAACCGCGACGTGTGGACGCACCAGCGCGGCAAGTTGGAGTGGTTCGACCGCGCGTTCCGGGGCCGCGAGGCCCTCTACAAGGCCGCCGTAGAGCAGGCGATGGAAGAAATGGCCCGGCGCATAGCGAACCGGGCCCGATAGGAAGCGAGCAGCCGTGTACCTCGTCTATAAGCCTGAGGGCAGCGACGAACCCAAGCGGTGGAAGTACCAGCCCAAGAAGCTCATGAGCCCCGAGCGGGAGATGTTGGAGCGGTTCACCGGCAAGAACTTCACCGAGTTCACCCAGGACGTCCTGAAGGGCAACAGCAGATGCCGGCGCGCGCTGCTGTACCTGTACCAGAAGCGGGAGCACCCAA